CAAAGTACGTACTTAACAGATGCTTTAAAATCAGTTATAACAACTGAAGAAGAACCAAATCCAGATACTGATTCAGAAAATGAAATAGCAGATCCATCACCAAAGACAATTAAATGGTATAACATTGGTGTAGAAGTTACACCTAAAGCATGGGATCAATTACAACAAGACTTTGGTTATAAAATAAAATATATTATACAACCATATGAAACACCAATTGTGACTAGCGCATATGTTAATAAGACTGCAAACTATTATGGCCCTCATAAACGATATGAATATTGGTTTACAGGAAAAAATACTGAAATTATAAAATATGAACAAACGCTAAACAATTCATTTTTTAATGTTACACTAGACCCAGCATCTAGTCAAACTGCATCAGGTGGTAGTGCAAATATACCTATTATTAACGGTATTCCACAAAATCAAGCAAAGACTGGATTGTTGAATCAAGGTATGGAGGCACAAAACTCATACATGACAAGTTTATATGATCCTGGTTCTTGGAGTGAAGCTAAAATAACAATATTAGGAGATCCTGATTTTTTGATGGAACCTAATCCTAGTAGTGTGGCAAGTGTGTATAACAAATATTATGGAACAGATGGGTATACAGTTAGCCCTAATGGTGGACAAGTGTTTATTGAAATAAATTTCAGAGAACCAGTAGACTATAATAATAACACTGGATTATTTGAACTCAACACAAATATTGCATTTTATCAATACCCTCCTGCAATTCAAGCAGATATAAACAGTAGAGGTGGCGGTGTAAGCTACATGGTAAAAACTGTAGTTAGCACATTTAATCAAGGTAAATTTACACAAGAATTAGATTTAAATATTAATACATTTGGTGATGATGCCAGTGGTACTGCATCAGGTAGTACAGCTAACAGTAATGCCAATGGTAGAGAAACTTCTGCGGCAAATGCAGGTGATAATAGAACTGGAAGCGGAAGTTCGCAATCATCTACTGGAAATAATACATCTAGTACAACTGGATTTCCAACACCAATTACACAAAATGCGCCTATATTACCTCAGTCACTTGATACAAATCTATCTAGTCCAGCATCGATTGAATCACCTACTGGGCAAAACACAACACCTACTGGAGATCCAAATAATCCTGTAGTAGCAATAGACGCACCGGCACCAGTAGTTACAAATAGTGTTGATACTGCTAATCAGGGAGGAAGAGAAGACCTGTCACAAGGACCTTAATTAATCATGGAAGATATAGTAAAAACAAAAGGACAACCAAAAGCAAGTCAGCCTACCAGCGGAGGAGGCGTTGCACGTAACGTTCCTGTTATAGGAGTTGTCAAAAACGTTATTGACAAAGTTAGAGGTGGACGACTACAAGTATACATTGCAGATTTTGGTGGTAGTAATCCCGATGATAGTCACTCATGGACTACAGTTTCATACATGACACCGTTTTTTGGTGTAACTCCAGCACAAGGCGGAACATCAGATAATGGCAGTTACTTAACTAACCCAAATAGTTATGGTATGTGGTATAGCCCTCCTGATATTGGTAGATCTGTTATTTGTATTTTCATCAACGGTGATGTAAACTATGGCTATTGGATAGGGTGTGTACCTAAACCAGAACAATTACAAATGGTGCCAGCAATTGGCTCTTTTGCAAATGTTATTACAAACAGTGGTGAAGCACAAAGTTATGGTGGTGCAACCGTTTTACCTGTAGTTAATATCAATAGCAATAATAGTTCTATCAATGATAACGACCAATTTTTAAATGCGGCAAAACCAGTACACAGTTATCAAGCAGGTATATACAGTCAACAGGGTTTAATTAGAGATCCAATCAGAGGTCCTATAACAAGTAGTGCGTTGCGTGAAAGTCCAAGTCGTGTTGGTTGGGGTGTAAGCACACCTGGTAGACCTATATATCAAGGTGGCTATGATGATAGTACAATTAAAAGTGCGGCTAATCAAACATCAACTGATGCATCACAATTAAAAATTATTGCACGTAGAGGTGGGCATACACTAGTAATGGACGATGGTGACGTTAGTGGTAAAGACCAATTGATAAGATTACGAACTGCTACTGGACATCAAATATTAATGAGTGATGATGGTCAAACACTATTCATTATTCATAGCAATGGACAAAGTTATATTGAATTAGGTAAAGAAGGTACAATTGACATGTACTCTACTAATTCATTTAACGTTAGAACACAGGGTGATTTAAATTTACATGCAGATAATAACATTAATATCAACGCCGCAAAAGATATTAATATAGCATCTAAAAATTTAAATGTAAACACAGAAAAAGATGTTACTTTTAGAACAGGTGGAAACTTCAAAGGTTACACAATTGGTACATATACATACAGAATTGACGGTGCAATGAGCATGGCATCTGGTGGTGAAGGTTCATATGCTAGTAGTGGTACTATGTACATTAATGGAGACAAGGTTAATTTAAATAGCGGTCAAACATCAGTTACACCAGAAACTGCATCATTAATTACAGCAATAGCACATACTGACACGTTATTTGATGCAACTAAAGGCTGGGCAAGTGCACCGGGTAAATTATTATCTATTGTAAGTAGAGCACCTGCACACGCACCATGGGCAAGTGCAAATCAAGGTGTTAATGTACAAGTTAGTAACAATTCCAGTGATGCTCTACCATCTGCTCCAAGTGCCGCAGTTGCCGCAACTAATGCGTCAGCAACCAACACACCTGAAAATGTAGTGTCTGCGGCAACTGCAAGTACAGTGCCTGCATTAGGATCAGTTAGTGATGCAATTGATGGTTCAGTAACAGCAACATTAGTTGGTGGTGTAGCCAGTCAAGCGGCAGGAGCCGCAAGTAGTGTAGTGGCAACTGGTACAGGTGTTATAAAAGATGCATCAGGGCAATTAACTGCCGCAGTGGGTTCATTAGCGCAAACACCAGCACAATTAGAAACAGCAGGAATCATGAAGCCAGGTTCAAGTGCATTGGTCAATGGATTAGTTCAGGGTGGCGTAAACGTACAAGCCGCAATGACAGATAATTTGTTTACAGGTGCTCCGGGCGCACAAAACTTGTCACAAATATCAAATAACGTAAATGCACAAGTTGGTGCACAAATTACCAACTTTAATAAAGCACAAACTGCACTTACTCAGTCAGGGGTAATTACTGGTACTGAAGCCGCCGGGGCTGTTGCAGGTTTAGTAAACGCCACTTCACAAGTTGGTATTGGTCCTGTACAAGATTTTGTAAAAAACTCAACAGGCTCTCTTGGTAGTACATTGTCAAATATAGGAGGTTCTGTGTCTGGTTCTGCAGCCGGAGTAGCAGGTGGTGTTCAAGGTGCAGTTAGTAGTGCAATCGCAGGAGGTAATTTCGCCGCCGGCATTGGTACAAATTTAACCAGTGGTTTGGGATCAATTGCTACAGCATTAGGTGGCATTGGATCATCAGCTATCAACGGTATTAGTGGTGCATTGGATGCCGCTAAAGGTATTGCAGGTTCAGCATTTGCCGCAATTACAAAATCATTCAAGCCATTCACGCCAGGAGTACCTCAAGACCTTACTGCCATTACAGCACAAAATCAAGCTGAACAAACTGCAAGTGAAACAAGCGCAGCCAGTGGCGTTTCAAGTGATGTGTTGGGTGCAACGACCTCTGCATTACCAAATCTAAATGTAGGTGATGCAGGTAATATAGCTAGTGGGGCATCGTCATTGGTTAATTCAGTTGGTAGCGCATTTGGCACTACAGCAGGGGCACTAACAGGTCAAAGTGCAAGTACATTTAATAATCTAACAAACACATTAACTGGTGTTAATAATCCTAATAACTTATCTATAGGAGGGGTTAGTGTTGCAACAGGATCATTATCTGCATTAACTAGTAAGGTGGCCGGTGCTTCAGGTTTCTCTACAGCAATAAATCCTGCTAGTGGATTAGGAGCGTTGCCAGGTGGACTTGATGCAGTTGCAAGTGTAGTTAATTCAGCAACAGGTTCGTTAACAAGTATTCCCAGCTTAGGTGGAGTTTCTAATTTAATTAAAAATGTCTCTAGTTCTGCATTAAATGGGTTGGGACTTGGTTCAAGTGCATCAAGTTCAATCGCTGGACTAGCAGCCGGCGGCTTGAGCGGTGTATTGAATAATGCAAGTAGCTTGAATGCATCATCATTATTGGGTGGTTTAGGCAACGCAAGTCAAAGTCTTGCATCATTGGCATCTTTAGGTATGCCGGCAGGCGCATCAGCCGCACTTCAAGCAGGTATTAATTCGTTAAGTACTCCTGGATCACTACCGATTACATTACCAACTGTAGCAACAGGAACAACTAACAGAAGTCAAATATCTAGTCAACTTACGTCTGTGTTTGGTAGCTCAAAAATACCAGCTCCAAACTTCTCTGGAACAGACCAGTTACTAGCACAATATGAAGCACAAAATAAGAAAAATGAAGATATTTTATCACAAGTGGATGCTTTAAAAGCAAAAATAGATGATTTAAATCCAGTCGTAACAACTGCACAAGCCAATTGGCACAATCTACGAGACACATTACCAAAAGGTGACCCTCAAGTTGACGCCGCATATCAAGAATACAGCGATGCATTTGACCAGCGTTCAGCACTTAAAAAACAAGCATTAGACTTGTTAAGCCAGATAGCATAACAGAATAAATACATCATGCCTAATTATATTGGATTTAACACACAAAACGTAAACATACCCAAACCTTCTACTGTGTATAATGCAGGAGTAGACGGTGGTTTGGGTTCAGTTGTACAGCCTATAGTATACGGAAAAAGTTTTACATTGGTGGATACACCATTAGTCATCAGAGATTTTCTTAACGCACTAAACATACGTCAAGGTGAAAAAGTAGGTCAACCTGAATATGGTACAACTCTATGGAGTTTTGTATTTGAACCAAATACAGCAGATGTACAGTTTCAGTTGGAAAATGAAATACGTAGGGTAGCCAGCAAAGACCCTAGAATCATACTAAACACAGTAAAAGCATACCCGCAAGAGAACGGAATACTAGTTGAAGTAGAATTTGCAGTAAGTCCGTTTAATCAAGCACAGTTATTGAACGTGTTTTTTAACAACGCTACTAATAGAGCAATATTACAGTAATTGTTAAAAATAGCGTTTTTTAGGTATGATAAATACTTAAAAGAGAATACACATGGCTACAAGTTCAAGACAATCCGCGTTATTTGGTGTAAATGATTGGCAGGCTATCTACCAAACCTTCCAACAGGCAGACTTTAGAAGTTATGATTACGAAACACTTCGTAAGACAATGATAGACTATCTACGTCTATATTACCCTGAAACTTACAACGATTACATTGAAAGTAGTGAATTTATTGCGTTACTAGACGTAATGTCATTCATGGGACAAGGTATTGCTTTCCGTGATGACCTGAACACACGTGAAAACTTTATTGACACAGCAGAACGTAGAGACTCTGTTATCAAATTAGCCAATCTTGTTAGTTATACTCCAAAACGTAACCTAGCAGGTCAAGGTTACATCAAAGTAACAAGTATTCAAACCACACAAAATATCACAGACTTAAATGGTTATAATTTAAGTAACGTTCCTGTATTATGGAACGACCCGGCTAACCCAAATTGGTTACAACAGTTTAACACAATTATCAATGCTTCATTGGTAAACGCACAGCAAATTGGTAGACCAGCAAATAGTCAAGAAATTCTTGGGGTGACAACAAGTGAATACAACATGCAAATACCAGCAGGTAGCTTGCCGGTAGTTCCATTCACGAGTACTGTTAATGGTCAAAGTATGAGATTTGAATTATGTAGTGTAACTAGCGTGGGTGAAGATTACATTTATGAAATTCCACCTCAACCAACAAATAAATTCAACATACTATATCGTAATGACAAATTAGGATATGGCAGTCCAAACACAGGCTTCTTCTTTTACTTTAAGCAAGGTGCATTAGAAAGCTACGATTTTACATTACAACAACAAATCAGTAATCAAGTAGTGGACATTAATATTCAAGGTATTAACAATACTGACACTTGGTTATATCAAATCAATGCAAACAATGGCACATATGGTTATTGGCAACAAGTTGATAACATTTATGCTGATGCATACTTACAAACAGAATCTAGCCAAAGAACTATTTTCTCTGTAAACTCAAGATTTAATGACCAAGTAAGTTATATATTTGGTGATGGTGTGTTTAGTGAGATTCCAGTTGGAACTTTCCGTGCATATGTACGTGCAGGTAATGCATTAACATATACAATACAACCTAGCGAAATGCAAGGACTTAGTGTAAGTTTTAGTTATGTAAGCAGACTTGGTCGTGTAGAAACATTAACAGTTGGTTTTGCATTACAATTGCCAGTATCAAATGCATTGGTACGTGAAAGTTTAGCAAGTATTAAACTAAACGCTCCTAGCAGATACTATACACAAAATCGTATGGTTAATGGAGAAGACTATAACAACTTCCCGTATACATTGTATAGTTCAATTATTAAAAGTAAAGCAATCAACCGTAGTAGCGTAGGTGTAAGTAAAAACTTAGACTTACTAGACCCTACAGGAAAATATAGTAGTAGCAATAGCTTTGCAGACGATGGTGGTATTTGGTTAAATGCAACCTCAGGATTTTCGTTATTAACAATTAATAACACTGGCGATATTATTACATTCTTAAGCGGTACATTGGCAGCTGTATTAGCTGGTAACCGAGCAATGCAATACTATATACAATACTATCCTAGATACGCAACTGGTCCATCAATAAGTAGTAATTCTACATATGTAGCAGACACAGGAACAGCATTTGATTATTGGCAAATCAGCACAGTTGATGCCAACAGTTTAAGTGGATATTTTTATAATTTTACAAATAATGTAAACACTCCAATTCCAATTGGTACATATTCTACAACAAATGCAAAATATATTACTGCCGGAGCTATCTTAAAATTTGTTGCACCCGCTGGTTATTATTTTGACAGTAATAATCGTTTAGTAAGCGGTATCCCCACACCAAGTAATCAAACATATATTTGGACTACTGTGTTAAATGTCATCGGTGATGGTTATAATAATGGTCAAGGTAGCTTTACTAATGGTTCGGGCCCGGTAACATTAAATGGATTTGTACCAACAGGCGCAATACTGTCTGTTGTAATTCCTGCATTTACCAATTCATTAAGCAATGCAGTTATTCAAGAATGTATTACTAGACTTGAATTACAACAAAATTTCTCATTGGTATTTGATAACTCATTAACAATAGCACAGGATCGTTGGAGTGTAGAATTATACACTAATCCAAATTGGTTTGTTCTTTTTGAAAGCACAGGATATAATCGTTACCAAATAACATATCGTTCATTGGCTTATTACTTTGGTAGTGTAGACCAAACTAGATTTACATTTGAAACCGGGTCATTAGTATATGATCCATTTACAGGAAAAATCTTACAAGATTATATAAAAATATTAGAGACTAATTCACAACCTAACAGCAATTATCCATTAAGCACTCCTATTACTGCAAGTATTATTGGACAAACAGTTGAAAGTGACGGTTATGTTGATGACTTTGAAGTAGAAATAGCAAGTATAGATGTTAATAATTCCAGTATCGTAGATAATCCAGACTTCTTTAATCAAGCAACTGGATATATTCCAAATGGTACTAATATTGGAATTTATGCATTCTTTATACAAGTGCAAGATGCACTTAATTTAACACGATATGATTTGATTGACAGTACTACAGTTTGCTATCAATATGCAACACAATCACAAATTGAAGTTGTAAAATATGAATATCCAGTTGGACAACTATTTTATGCATACACAGATAATGTGTTTTACATTACTGTACAAGACCCAACAGTTACAACTCCATATTATACATTGGCACAGCAATCACAATATAGTGTTCAAACAGGTCGTCAGGGATTAAGTTTTCAATATCGCCATAATAGCAATAACACTACACGTATTGATCCAGCTACAACAAACATTATTGATTTATATGTTGTAACTCAATCGTATTATACACAATATCAAAATTATATTCAGAATAGTACAAATACTATTCCAAAACCAATTCCACCTACAATCAATGAATTGACAACTGAATATTCACAATTACAAGATTATAAAATGTTAAGTGACAGCGTGGTCGTAAATAATGTTGTTTTCAAACCATTATTTGGTCCTAAAGCTGATCCATTATTACAAGCAACAATTAAAGTTATTCCAAATGCAACTACAAATGCAAGTACGAGTGAAATTGTAAGTGCGGTGTTAACGCAAATGAATAATTACTTTAGTATTGATAATTGGAATTTTGGAGACACATTTTATTTTAGTGAGTTAAGCGCATATATTCATAGCAATATAGGTGATTATGTAAGTTCGTGTGTGTTAGTACCAAACGATCCAAATTTAACGTTTGGTGATTTGTATGAAATTCAGTCTGCACCTTATGAAATATTTGTAAATGCGGCAACTGCTAATGATATTGTTGTAATTGCCGCGCTGACCCCGGCTGAGTTACAATCAGGAAGTACATCATAATTAAAGAATTATAAAAAATATGGCAACTACAAGAGTTAGAACAATTAATTTTCTTCCAGAAATATTCCAAACACCTACAAACACACAGTTTTTAGGTGCGACATTAGACCAAATCACATCACAGCCTAACACGCAAAAGATACAAGGTTATATTGGTAGTAAGTTTGGATATGGTGTAAATCCAAATAACTATTATGTAACTGAACCAACTAAAACTAGAACAGATTATCAATTAGAACCAGGTGTTGTTTTCACTGGGGTTGATCCATCTAGCGGTGCAACTGTAGCACAAGATTTTATTAGTTATCCTGGTATTTTAGATGCATTAAAATTACAAGGTGGCATTACAGATAATAACAGTAGATTGTTTAACAGTCAATTTTATTCATGGGATCCTTTTGTTGATTTAGATAAAATTATTAATTACAATCAATATTATTGGTTGCCATCAGGTCCGCCTGCTGTTACTATTTCTACAAGTGTTATATATAATTCTGTAAACTTTTTAGTACAAAGTCAATCTGAATCATATTTGATTACTTCAAATATAGACCCTGCCGGGGCTGTAAATCCAACACTAACATTATTGCGTGGAGGAACATATACATTTACAGTAAATCAAAATAGTCAATTTTGGATACAGGGTCAACCAGGCATTACTGGTTATAGTCCAACTCAACCAAATGTACAAACACGTGATGTATATGGAGTATCAAACAATGGTGCTGATTATGGAGTAATCACATTCCAAGTACCAGAAGCCAATGCCTTAGACCAATATATATTCCCGGGAAACAATTTAGTAGATGTTGTTTGTAATGTTCCTTTTAGTCAAGTTAATGGTGCATTTGTAAACGCCTTAGGTGGCATTGATAGTGTTACTGCATTAAATGGTTTAACAGTAATGTTTTATAATACTGGCGTTGAAGATGAATATGGTTATGTAAATCAATTTTATGCACAAACTACATACGACCAAGATGGTGGTAATCCAAATCCTTATGTGTTCCCTGGTACACCTTTAGACAATGATAATTTTGAAGGTGGTTATTATACACAAGTAAATGCTACATTTTACACAATAAGTTTAATCGGAGATCCTTCAAATCCACAAATCCAATTAACGCCATCTGGTTTTATTCCAACAAATGAAAACATTACTGCAACATATGGTAATGAATATATTAACCTTAAATTCTTTAGAAATACAAATGGTACTATAGAAGAAATACCGTATAATAGTGCAATATTAGATACATTATATTATCAAGATGGCACTACTCCAAGTAAAGTGGGCATTATTAAATTAGTTGAAAACAACAATAATAATACACTAAACGTTGATACAGAAATATTAGGTAAAACTCAATATACATCGACTACAGGAATTGTTTTTACAAATGGTTTAAAGGTAACATTTCAGGGTGATATTTTCCCAACAAGTTATGCAAGTGGAGAATACTATGTACAGGGTGTTGGTACCGCTATTGAATTAATTCCTACTACTGAATTAATAAGCCCGGGCTTATTTTCAGAAGGACAATATATTCCATATGATACATTACCATATGATATTGGTAACTATGATATTACATTATACTTGCCACTACTGCAAGATTATATAACAATTGCTAGAAATTCTATTAATAGAAATGCCTGGTCACGTAGCAATCGTTGGTTCCACACAGACGTTATTACTGCAACTGCAAAATATAACAATGATCCAACTATTATTTCTACATATGCAACACAGGCTGCCAAAGCAATAAGACCTATCATTGAGTTTTATCCAAACTTACAATTGTTTGATTCAGGTACAATTGGTAAATCACCTATTGACTTTATAGATTTTAGAACAACAAATGCGTTTACTCAAGTGGCTGGGCAAACAAATTACTATCCTGATGTAGCAGGATACACAACATATAATGCAACGATTCAAGCAGTAACAGGTCCTTCAACTAAAACTGCGACACATACAACTGCATTAATAAATCAAATTACATTGAGTGATACCAATGGATTGTTTGTAAATGACACAATCACTTTTAGTGGTACAACTTTTGGTGGAATAAGCACAGGTGTTACATATTATATTACATCAATCATTGGTACTAATATTACAATTTCAACGCAAAAACAAGGTACAAACTTAACATTAACTACAGCTACTGGTACATTAAGTGCATCAATATATCCATACAGTACATTGATTACTATCCCAACTGCCGATCTGTCAGGTACATTTGGAATTGGACAATATATTACAGATTCAACATTGGTATTACCTGCAATTACGCAAATTACAAATATTGAAAAAGTTGATACCAATACTATCATTACAGTAAGTTGGTATAATCAATCAACTGTTCAAGGAACAACGGTAGCTAGTTTAGTTACAGCATATACTCAACTAAGCAATTACGCATTGTTCGATGGTGCAAGAATTGTTTTTGCAAATGACACCGATGTAAATGTAAGAAACAAAATCTATGTGTCACAATTTTCTACAACTGTAACCAATGGTGTACCAATCATTACACTAACAGAAGCAGAAGACGGATTGGTATTACCAAATGAACAAACAACAATTTATCGTGGGTATAATTATCAAGGTACAGATTTTTATTACAATGGTACAGCTTGGATAGAATGCCAACAAAAAATAAATGTAAATCAAACACCTTATTTTGATGTGTTTGATAGCAATGGAATAAGTTTTGGTGACTTAACAGTTTATCAAGGTAGCTCATTTAAGGGAAGCACACTATTTCAATATGGTGTTGGTACAGGAACAAATGACACGGTATTAGGTTTCCCAATTCAATATTCTGGTGTAGACAACATTGGTGATATATCTTTCAATGTAACATTGAATAGTGATACTTTTACCTATGTAAGTGGGTTAAGTCCTATAACTGAAAATGTTAACACTGGTTATGTATATAATTACTCTATTGACGGTACAACATATATTCGTCAATTAGGTTGGCAAACAGCAGTAAGTCCTAGCGTTCAATATCAAATTTTTGATTTTAGTGTACCTGCACTAAGTGGACTCACAGCATTTAATTGCGACATTGCTCCATTAAGTTCAACATCTGATATTCAATGGCCTAAGGTTCAAGTTTATGTAAACAATACATATTTGGATCCTGCTAATTATACATTAACAACAACTTCTGATACCACAAGCATTATTATATCTTCAGCATATATTCCGGTAACTGATTGTGTAATACAAGTTTTAATATTAAGTGACCAAGTAAGTGAAACTGCTTACTACCAAACACCTATTAATATTAATAACAATCCTTTCAACACCAATATTACAACAGCGAATGTTGGTGATATTCGTAGACAATATCAAAGTATTTTCTACAATAATCCAAATACTAGCGGTCAAATCTTTGGACCTAATAATTACCGTGATTTAGGTAATTTAGTTCCATGGGGCAATGCTATTATTCAAAATAGTGCAAGTTTAGTATTGCCTGGTGCATTTTTACGTGACCCAAATACTAATTTATTTGACTCATTACAATATAATAGTAGAGAATATATTACATTTAAAGATTTGTTAGTTTACACAATTAATAATACAAATTATAGTTATATACAAACTCCTGCTCAAATTTTAGATGATGCAATAACGCAAATATCAGCAACACATTCTTCAGATCAACCATTCTTTTGGAGTGATATGTTGCCTTGTAATGCTCCTTATATTACAAATACATATACTTTTGCAAACTCATTAGATATTAGTATCTATCCATTGAGTACAATTTATGATTTTAGTAAAGCAAATTATAGTAGCGTATTGGTATACTTAACACGCAATGGTGTTCAAACTCAATTGATACGTGGTGTTGATTATACTGTCAGCAGTACCGCACCTTCATTAACGGTAACATATGACTTGTTACAAAACGATACCATTACAATTAATGAATATAATAACACAACAGGTAGCTATGTACCTAACACACCAACTAAGTTAGGATTATACCCTGCAACAATTCCTAGCGTAACATTAGATTCAGATTACTTTCAACCAACATATTTTATTGTAGGACATGATGGTTCATATAATAAACTATATGGTAATTACGATCCAGATACAGGCGCATTAGATGATTTCAGAGACCAAGCGTTATTAGAGTATGAAACACGTGTATACAATAACTTAAAACTAAGCAACGTTATACCAATTACACAATATGAAGTAGTTCCCGGTTTCTTTAGAACGTTGCCATATTCATATGATGAATTTTTAGAAATCTATAGTGAAGGTTTCTTAAACTGGGTTGGTATCAATCGTATTAATTATAAAACTCAATTCTATTTGAAATCAGACCAGTTTAGTTATAATTATTCTAACAGCGCAAATAAGATAAATCAAGAACCTATCCAACAAGGTAACTTTAGAGGTTTATATTTGTATTACTATGATACAAGTACTCCAAATGAAACACCTTGGGAAATGGTAGGCTACACAACAATGCCAGGTTGGTGGACTGACCGTTATGGTCCCGCACCATATACAAGTGATAACTTGGTGTTATGGAACGACATGGCTCAAGGTATAGATTACAATAATGGTAATCCATTTATTAATCCTCTTTATGTTCGTGATGGTTTGTTAAGTGTTTTACCAGTAGATAGTCAAGGTAATTTGTTATCACCGTTTGATTCTATTATGGGTAATTACAATCATTTTACTTTCCAAAATGACTGGGTAGTAGGTGACAGTGGTCCTGCAGAATTTTCTTATCGCAGAAGTAGCACATGGCCATTTGATTTAATGCGCTTGTATGCATTATTCAAACCTGCAGAGTTCTTTAACTTGGGTGTTGACGTTGACAATTACAAATACAATGCAGAGTTTAATCAATTCTTAATCAATGATAGAAGTCATTTAGATATACAAAACATACCTGTGTATGGTAGTGGCACACCTGCAACTAGTTACATCAATTGGATTGTTGATTACGAAAAACAATTAGGTGTAGATGCAACAACACAGATTACAAACCTATTCAGTAACTTAGATGTTCGTTTGGTATATAGACTAGCTGGCTTTAGTGACCAGTCATTATTGAATTTCTATTTAGAAAAGAGTTCTGCAAACAGTAACAACAGTTCATTATTAATTCCTAATGAAAACTATTCTGTACTATTATACGAGAACACACCTTTCACAACTTTAGTCTATAGTGGCGTAGTTGTGCAAATAACTCAAAACGGTTATAAGGTATACGGAAACAGTCAAAACGATGCATATTTCAGAGTTTACCTGCCAAATACAAGTTCAAAATATACAGTAAGTACAGTAGAAAATTTGTCAGTAAAAGTATACTCACAATTTTACAATGATGTGGTGTTAGTTCCATATGGTACTGAATTTTATTCTGCACAAGAAGTAGCATCATTTATCAGTGGTTATAGTGCATATCTTATTGAACAAGGTATGATTTATGAATCAGTAGAAAATGGCGTCCCGGTAACATGGAATCAAATGATTGCTGAATTCTTATATTGGGCACAAATGGGATGGGACTTGGGAGTTATAACAACACTAAATCCTGCTGCCTCACAATTAACAATTGATAAAGATAGTTATGTAGTACAGCCATTATCGGTACAAGAACAAAACTTTGTATTGAATCAAAACTTATACCCAATAAAGAATATTGATTTGTCAATATTCCGTAATGGTACATTGTTTAATGTAGCTCCGCAAAATCAAGGTGACTCAATTAGTTATGGACAATTTAATATCAGTAACATTGAGCATGGTATTGTATTTGATAATGTAACACAATTTAATGACATCATTTATAATTTGATTACAGGTTTACGTCAAAATAGAATTTATGTGCGTGGTGTAAAAACTGCTGATTGGAACGGTACATTAGATGCTAATGGATTTATATTAAATCAAGATAATATTTTACCATGGGACCCAACTGTCAAATATACTGCTGGTAGTATTGTTACATACAAAAACAAATATTGGTTTGCACTAGATATTGTTCAACCAAATCCAACGTTTATAGAAAAGAGTTGGAAAGTTACTAACTATAATGAAGTACAAAAAGGTTTATTACCAAATGGACAAACACGTGCATATGAATCTACCTTGTACTATGACACATACAGAAACAATTTAGATGAAGATGCTAACTTATTAAGTTACAGTTTGATTGGATATCGTCCTAGAAATTACCTAGCAACAGTTGACTTAACTGATATTACACAAATCAATGTTTATAAAAACATGATTAAAGAAAAGGGTACAATAAATGCTCTTAACGCATTTAAGGGCGCTAATTTGCCACAGGGTGGTATTGATTACACAATCTATGAAAATTGGGCCATATTGTCAGGGCAATTTGGTGGAACATTAAACAACAATTACGTAGAATTTATTTTACAACAAAATCAATTAACAGGTAACCCAAGTATTGTTGGGTTAACAAATGGTGTATATACTGACGGGGTACAACAAGAAGTTCCGTTGTATCAATTGGTTAACTACTCAGAAACAATTACACAGCCTAATATACTACCTACAATTTCAACAACAACACCTAGTACAGTATACCCAACTGCAGGTTATGTTAATTTTGATGACGTAAAAATGGCAAGCTATTACTATTCAGGATTAGCTACTGCTAAAAATAGTTTTGGAACAGTAGTACCATTAAGTAATTTTTACGTTGGTGACTATGCATGGATAGCAAATTACTTAAGTGATTGGGACGTATTTACACCTGCAAGTTTAGGTCCTATTGTTAATGCTAAAAATAATTTAAATGGTACAGTAACGATTACATTTGTACAACCACACAACTTAACAAAAAATCAAATTTTTGCAATCGTTAATTTTAATACACAAATCAACAATTACTATATTGTTGCTGGTGTTGTTGATGCAAATAGAGTATTGATTAATTTATCATTAAATCCACAACTAACAAATGTCACAGGGTTAGGTGTTGGTTTTATGTTTGACAGTCAACGTGTTGCAACAGCACCTGAGATTGCAGAACTACCATCACTACTTAACAACGAATTCAACCAGCTGTTAGTTTGGACAGACGCAAATACCAATGGTGGTTGGGCGGTATATCAAAAATCGTTGAATTACACCTATGATGCTGAAATATTGTTACCAGCAAGTGAAACATTTGGTTCTGCCGTTGCATACGCATATAATTTAGGATATATGATTGCTGATGCGGGTGCAGGTAAAGTTTATAGATATCAATATAATAGTGTATATCAGGCATATGAAATCACACAAACATTGACGCAGAATACTTCTTTTGGTACTACAATTGCCTATACTGGAAACACATTTATTATATCAGAACCAACAGGTAACGTTTATGTTTATGAATTGATTCAAACAGCATTGGTAAATTCACTTGAATTACAACAAACTATTCCGGCTCCTGCTGGTGGCAGTATATGGGGTAAAGGTCTTGCAATATCAGGTGATGCAAATTGGTTATACATTAGTGATACCGCAAACAATAATGTTTATGTATATCGTAAATCAGCAATCACATATCTATATGAATTAATGGAAACATTAAGTGTAGCCGGTATTAATTCAAATGCAGAATTTGGATATTCAATTGCAACAGATTATTACGGAGATACAGTAACAATTGGAGCTCCTTATACAAACTATGATGCCAATACTGCTAGTTATGGTTATGCATTCTTGTTCAATAGAACAGTTCAAATGTTTGAAGCTACTAATCCAAGTCAACTTTTTGTTCCTCAACCATTTACATTGGCATGGACACCTACAACTACTACAGTAACAGCATCTAGTTATAGTGGAAACGCATTGGTGTTGAATACTGTTGTTGGTGTATATGTTAATTTACCATTTATTATTACAGGTACACCATTTGGTGGTTTAGCAGTAAACACAGTTTATTATGTAAAATCAATTAGCGGAAACAACATCACAGTATCATTGACCAGAGGTGGCCCGGCGTTTACATTAGCCGGCGCAACAACAGGCTCAATGAATTTGGTTATACAAAATTCACCATTGTATGTTACTGTCAATGGAACATTGATACCTGATAGCATGTACGCAGTATTAGGCTCAACATTTAACATATATAGTAACTCGACCCCAACACTTAATTATGGAGATTTGATAAACATCAGTAGTATTAATTTTGTATTGGCACAAACATTTACCGATGAAATGACACCAAGAGTTGGGGTAGAATTTGGTACAAGTATTGCTACAAATAATTTTGCAAATGAAATATTGATTGGTGCACCATTTGAATTAAGCCCTGAAAATCATGAAGGTGCTGTTCATAGATTTACCAATAGTGGTGAAAAATATGGTATGATTGTTGGTGCCTATGCAACAAACGTAACACAAAATCATACTATATTATTGAATGGATATGCAGTTAATTTAAAACCTGGCAACGCAACAGTTATCAGTCAGCTTATTAACAATGCAAAAATAACAAACATTACCTCAACCGCAGTTGATGGCATATTAATGATTCAATTGATTGATGTATCATTAGGTGTTTCAAACAACAAATTATCATTGACGGTATTAGACAGTACAGTATTAGCTGAATTAGGAATTGAATTATATACTGAAACACAAGTTATCCAATGCCCACATACAGCAGGTGCCACACAGTTTGGTACTGTAGTTAAGTTTAACGAATTTGGTACAAGTATAGTTGTTAGTGCTCCTGCAGGTACACGCTATTCTGCAACAACATTTGATGCTACCCCTCAAAATAACGTAGATTTAGATACTATCTTTGACAACAACGCAACACAATTTATTGATACATTCAATAATGCTGGTGCTGTTTATATGTTTGATTATTTAGGTGCATATAATGAAAGCATAACAGCTCCTGGACTATTTGCATATGCACAAAGTACAAATGCATTGAATATTGATTATGGTTCACAACCTTTATACGGTACTGCACTAGACTATAATAACAATGTGGTTACTATTGGTACTCCTAAATTTAGCCCTACAACTTATGCAAATGACACAAACGGTCAGGTGGTTACATATGTAAACAGCAGTACAAGCAATGACTGGGCTGTGTATAGAACATCATGTCCTGTTGTAGATGTTAATAACATTGGACCTATCTTAATTTATAGCGCAAAAACAAATAACACATTAATTAATTTAGATTATTTTGATCCATTGCAAGGTAAATTATTAGGTGCAGTAAGAGAAAACATAGACATTATCAGTAATGTTGATCCTGCAACTTATAATTCTGTGGGTACAACAGTTGGTGGGAAAGTTTGGGGAGCAGAAAATCTTGGTAAACTTTGGTTTGATACAAGTAATGTTCGGTTTTTAAATTACCATCAAAATGATGTAGTATACAATAGCCAATATTGGGGCGCTGTATTCCCTGGAAGTGACGTTGCAATATATTCATGGGTAGCAAGTAACGTGCCACCTAACCAATATTCAGGTCCTGGAACTGCTTATAGTATAGATTCATTTGTGGTTACGCCAATCATTAATGAACAGGGTGCAATTGTTCCTATATATTATTTCTGGGCTAGAAACACAAATATAGTAAATCAAGAACAGGGAAAAACATTAGCCGATTCTACATTGCAAAGTTATATTGCACAGCCTCAGGCTAGTGGTATAAGCTATTTTTCACCATTATTACAAAATGTATTTGCATTATATAACTGTAGTGACTACATAAACAATACAGACTCTGTACTACATATTGGTTACTCATCAGGTGGCGGTAATGATGTTGCACATACGCAATACACACTAATACAAGATGGAAACAAAGACAGTTTCTTGCCTGGCTTACCAAGCACAAGCGTATACAACTTAAGAGGATCAGTAACATCAACACAACCAACTGGTTTGTATGCTAGAATGTTAGACAGTTTGTCTGGTACAAATGTTACTGGAGCCGTTGTTCCTGATCCTAGGTTACCTCCCCCAGTTCGCACAGGTGTACTAACAAGACCCCGTCAAAGTTTCTTCTATGACAGATTGGGAGCATTGGATAACTATATTACTGGTGCAAATGCATTATTGATTCAATATCCTTTCAATGAAATTGCCAATAGTGTTTTCTTGTATGAAGTTGGTCCAATTAATCCTTCAACTGGATTACCTTTCTACAATGTTGCAAATTATGTAAATTCTGTTAATTGGTGGGCTCCTGGCTACAATGACAATACAAGAGCAAGTGTGCAAGTACCTATCTATGCAGATTTATCAACTCTTAATGTTCCTGTAGGAACTATTGCAAGTGTGTTGAAAAACGGAAACGGTTTCCAAGAAACATATGTATTAGATGCTACCTTAGGATGGGTACGTATTGGTTTACAGTATGGTACTGTTCAAATCAGTAGTGCAATATATGATTATGCAAACAACGCCATTGGATTTGGTAACAACTATTTTGACACAGCACCATATGATACATATCCTAGCGAAGAAACTAGATATATTATACGTTCATTGAATGAAGAACTTCCTGACAATTTATTAGTAGAGAGAAACGTAGGTTTAATATTATTATTCAATTATATCCAAGCTGAAACAGTACAAAATCAAAACTTTTTACCATGGTTGAACAAAACATCATTGGTTGATGTTACACATACTGTGCGTGAATTGTTACCATTAGAAGTTTTCCAAAGTGATAATGAAATATTCTTAGAAGGATATTTAAACGAGGTAAAACCATACCATGTTCTTATCAAAGATTTCTTATTTGCGTATACAGGTACTGACGTATTTGAGGGTGATATTACTGACTTTGATTTACCTGCTCAATGGAATTCAAGTGTTCAACAATTTATAACTCCTGAATTGGTATACAATAATGCCAGCGGTGATAATCAATATTTACCCACAGATTCAATATGGCAAGAAACAAGTTATAATCAGTGGTTTAATAATTATGGATTAAGTATTGTTGGACAAGATAATTATTTAATATCCACGTTGCAATCGTATATGGCGGTTAATACAACATCTTGTTATGTTGACAATGTAACCGGATTTCCGGTCAACGGTACTATAACTATTGATAATGAACAAATTGGATATTCTGATTTGAATATTGCTACAAATCAATTATTGGGATTATCACGTGGATTGAACAACAGTGGTGCTAGTCAACATCTACCTGGTTCAAAAATTTACATTAATTTACCAGCAGTATTGGTATTGAACAGCGGTAGGGGTTACAGTAATCCTCCGCAGATTAGAGCATACATTGATACATCAATATACCCTGCTCCAAGAGTTCCTGCATCATTTACTGCAATTATGAATTTGGATCGTGTGATTGGGGTGACAGTTAATAATCCAGGTGAAGGTTATGCAATATTACCTAGCATTAGTATTGATCCTGCACTTGTTGTAAGCGTTAACAGCAGTCAAGTTAATACAACTAATAACACAATTGATTTACAATCACCATTGCTACAATCAGGTGACTTAATCATATATGAACCAGAAACAGGGTCAGAACCAATTGAAGGTTTAATTCCTAGTGAAAGATATTATGTTAACGTATTGGAATCATATCCAAATATAACGTTTGCGTTATATGAATCATACTTGAATTGTGTAAACGACAACAATCGTGTGAAATTAAATTCGCAAGGTACTGGATATCAGAATTTTAGTGTAGGTGCTGTTGCAAGTTGCGTAACTAGTGCTATACCAGTTAGAGAAAATAACATAACATTAAAATTTGATAGAACAACGTATAACAGTCAAGTTATTGATTGGCAACCAGGTGGGTATTACGGTGCATTCTATGCAGGTTCATATTCAAATAGTGAATTGGTTTCAAGTTCAAGTATTTTATTAGATAATGCTCAACCTAATATTGCTAATATACTTGCTAGTGCCCAAGGCGCGCCTTTTGAAATATTAGCTGTAGAAAATCAACAAACATTAGTTTGGTCTTCACTATCTAGAAATACTGTACAAACATATGGTTCTGGATCGTCATATCCAAATACAATTCGTATAACAGCAAGTACTGGTGGTAATCCTGTTACTCCAACTCTTGGTGCTACACTTGGTTTTTACGTAGGTATGCCAATACAATTTATTGGAGAAGCAGTTGGTAATTTAAGTAATTATACAACATATTATGTAAAATCATTGGTACAGCTTCCTAATTTAACAACAGGTGTCTTAGAGGCAACAGGCTTTACTGTTTCAACTTCAATAGATGGTAATGGAAACCCTGGCTCAACATTTGCACTAACATCTGCTACTGTGCCAACAGCGGGATTATTAGCTTATCCTGGTGAAGTTACAAATCAAGCAATATTAACAATCAACTATGATGGCATCAGAAATACAACAGCTACTACTGCTGGAACTAATTATGTTACAGTAGAGTTAACACCAACAGGTCAAAATGGAACAACAAACTTCTATGTTGGTCTTCCAATATTCTTTACAGGTGATGTGTTTGGTGGAATTGTTGCTAATGAAATTTATTATGTAACAACTGTAGTTGATCCACAGACATTTACAATGTCTACAAGTGCTGACCCATTAATGGTAAACGTTACGGCAACATCTTCAAGCAACAACGCAATCACTTGCGATAGTACGTTGGGCTTGTCTGTAAATACACCTATTATATTTACTGGAACTGCTGTGGGTAATCTGCAAACAGGTATTACTTATTATGTAAGCCAGTTATTTTCTGGGACAAAGAACACTCAATTTTCTGTGTCATTAAGTATCAACGGCCCTGTAGTAACATTAACTACTGCAACTGCACCACTAGATCCTGTATTTGGCACATCACTTCTTACATTTACAAGCCAAGCTAATACATTAAAATTAACTAATGGTACTGGCTCAATGACGTTGAATGTTAATTTAAGTATTAATCCTGGACAAATTCAAGGACAACAATTTACAGCATATAATACTTCAGGTGTGTATACCGGTGTAAATGGTACATTAAACACATCTAGTTTATTGAACATAAATCTTACAGCTACATTGGCAACAGTTAATAGAGTTTGCTTGAGTCAAACTGGACCTGGAATAACCAACATTTATACTAACATGCAATTTAATGTTAGTGGTAATATTGGTGGATTAACTACTGGAACAGAATACACAGTCGTAAACACTGGAGTAACTTCAGTTCAGGTGTTAAGCACTAGTAGCACTGGAAATTGGTTAACAGTTAATGGTACTAATTCAACTGATGTATTATATGTTGGCATGCCGATATACTTCTCAGGAACATCATTAGGTAATGTTTTATTAAATGTAATTTACTATGTACATAGCATTGATAATAGCCCTCCAAGCGGTGAAGGAAGATTTACTATAGCTACTTCAGTTGGAAGCTCATTACCGTTATCAGTATCTAACGATACAGGTAGTATGACTGGTACAGGTGACCCATATGTTGTGTTAAGCAACACTTTAACAAATGCAACAACTAATACAATTTCATTAACACAATATATTAATCCAAGTAACTATGCAAGTTTTGACGTTAGTTATATTTTAGGTGGATACAATGTGGCATTTTCAAGTGCAGGTGTTGGATACGCAATAAACAATACCATTGTAATACCTGGTACTTCAGTAGGAGGAACTACACCGGCAAATGATTTAACATTAACTGTGTCCGCAATTAATAGTACAGGTGGTATTACTGGAACTATTGCAACAGGTGTAACACCTGGATTGGACAACAAATATTATGTAGATGTAGTAGACGTAAATCAAATTGCACTATACAGCGATCCTAACTTGAAGGTATCAGTGAGTGGACAAAACTTACCATATAAAGGAATAACAAGTACAACTGCAACACAAACTGCAACCACTGGTAATGTTATTACTGTTGTAAGCAATACTGAATTTAATATCAATGATCCTGTTGTGTTTACGGGAACTGTATTTGGCGGTATAACAATTGGTCAAACATATTATATTCTAACTAAACCTACATCAACGACTATAACTATTAGTACAAGTATCGGTGGTAGTGCATTTACAATTACAACAAATGCAACTGGATCAATGACAATGGCTAAGTCAGGTGATTACTTATTATTACCAGAACCATTCTATTTTAACAGTAGTATTGTTAAGTACAATAATAATGTTTACCAATGTATTGTAAGTAATAATGATGCTGACTTCATTTTTGGTAAATGGGAATTATTAACTTCAGGTTCAAGTAAACTTAATGCGCTTGATAGAATTATTGGTTACTATCAACCAACTGTTGACATGCCAGGTGTAGATTTAACACAATTGGTAACAGGTATTACTTATCCAAATAGTACGTATTTAGGTAATGCATTTGCACCGGCTGATAATTATCCGTTAGATACTATCTTACAAGACCAACCATTTTACCCAACTGGCATTAATTTATCAGCAGTATTATATAACAACCATGCTTATATCGCAACAAGTGATTCGGGTAACAACTCATCAATTAATGCTAGTGTTGACGGAGTAACATGGTCTAGCCTACAGTTAGCTAATACACCAATTGGTTTATATGACATTATATATGTTGATGGTGAATATGTACTAACAGGAAACAATAGTGCTACTCCAATATTAATAAGTATTGATGGCACAACCTTTAGTACTCCATCAACTGTAGTACCTTCAACTGGATTAAGCAGTATTGCATATGCAAATGGTTTATATGTTGCAGTAGGAAAAAATATTGTTACTGCAACAGATATTAATGATTGGAAACAACGTTATGAATTTACTGGCACATTAGAAAATAATTTGACAGGAGTAACATATGCAAACACAGCAGGATTCACTGGATTTATTGCTGTTGGTTCAGGGCAAGTTTCAACTAATTTAGTTATCAATAATGTCGCAATTATTTTCTCTAGTAGAGATGGTATATCATGGAGTCCATTAACCTTTACTACTCAATATGGACTTAATTCTGTTGCAAGTAATATTGATACTATAGTTGCTGTTGGCCAAGGCGGTAGCATTTATACTACATTTAACACGTATACTTGGTTTGTACAAACATCAGGTACAACTGAAAATTTAAACAAAATTATATGGGACAACATTAATAATAGATTTGTGGCTGTAGGTGATAATGGTGCCATAGTGTACGGAACAGTTGACGGTACAACTTGGACTACACAAACTTCAGGCACAACGCAAAACTTAAGAAGTGTTACATACAATAGTGATACTAATGAATATCTTGTTGTAGGAGATAACAACACGGTATTACAGGGTAACACATCTGGTTGGACAATAGGTAGTATATTTAGAAATCCACCTACTGTATACGATGTACAAGGTGACTCATTTACTAGTGGTTATGGTCCAGAAGAATTGGTACCTGGTGTGGTAAGCGACACATTAACAATGACAGTAGCTACACGTCCTGGTACAAACTGGGACGCCACAGTATATCAAAACCTAGGTTATGGCACTAAATCAATTGAGATACAGGCAACTAGCGGTACTCAAACTGAATATAGTTTTGCAAGTATAGCTACAACTCCAAGCGAATTAGCTGTATATGTTACAAGTTATACGACTGGTTTAAGCACAAGAGTTTACGAAGAAAACGGATTCTATACCGTTGATTGGGTAAATCAATTAATCATATTGACAAACTCATTGTCATTTACAAGCCCTGGCAACGCAGATTCATTACGTATTGATTTGTATGAAACTGGTAACGGTGACCAATTGGTTAAATCTAGTACGAGTAACAATCCAATTAGAACAAACGAAACTACTGGCTTCCAAGAAATTTACTTAAATGCAAATTATAGTGCAAGTATCTATCAAGGTTCAGGGGTTATCAGACCAGGATCACAACCCTACATTGCAACTGCAACACATACTGATTCAACCACAAATCAAATAACGCTTGATACAGTGGCTAATATTGCATTAAACAACGTAATAACTTTTGAAGGAACTGTGTTTGGTGGTGTTGCAATAGAAACTCCTTATTACGTAAAAACAATTGATGACATATCAAATAGAATTACTATATCAACAAGTATCAATCTTTCTACAGGTACAGCAGGTGTTACTTTTGATTTAACTACAGCAAGTGGTAGCATGAAAGCTATCTCTCAAAATGGTGATGGTGTTGTTTGGACTCCACCAGCGGTATACCATAATGGTAATTTATTAGTATTGGGTGAATCTGGTATAGTTACAAATACACTTTCTTTTGATAATTTAATAATTGTTAATTCAACATATAACTTTGTACCCAATATGCCAATTACGTTTGGTCCCGGTATTTTTGGTGGAATTACTCCATACATAACATACTACGTTAAACAAATATTAGGATACGATAGAATCACCATTAGTGAGACTGCAGGTGGTCCAGTATTTGTTGTGTCAACTGAATCAGGTGTAGCAACTTATATATCTAACGACTTTGCATTAGGTATAGCAGATAATGGAATTAACGCTAAGATTATTCTTGCACAAACATACAACACAGCAGTAGATTATATTAGCTATACTGTATTGGGACAAACATCTCCTATACAATATGGTTACACAATACCACAAACACAAGTGTTCTTTGGTAATGCATCTAAATCAACATTTAATTTGGTAAACTATTGCGGTGGTGACAATCCAAACAATGCAATTGTAGAGATTAATGGCTTACGTCAAACAATAGGATTATATTCAATTAATAGTTCAACAAATACTATTTTGTTCTATACTCCGCCCCTATTAAACTCAACGGTAGCAGTTACTACATATAACTTAACTGACCGTCAATATTTAAATACTCAATATGGTATCACTGGAAGTCCTGGCTCAGTATTTGTTGAAGTTGTAGTTGGTGCTACTGTAAATACATTGGCTACATACGATGAAAATAGCCCAAATACATATACATATGATGAAAATAATCCACAAATTGTAACATATGACGAACAATTTAATTACTTACATTTGAGTACAGGTACTACGGCAGATTTAACTGTCAACAGCCCAATCGTGTTTTCATCACCTACATTTGGTGGAATTATCGCCGGACAAGTTTACTATATTCTTCAAATATTAAATTCTACAGACTTTACTATTTCAACTCAAGTTGGTGGTGCTGTGTTCCCAGTTACTAGTGATACTGGTACAATGAACGGTTCATTGAATGGTTTAACTGTGGCTAATATTGTTAATATCGACAATGCCATTACCCCTGCAAGTTCAACAGTATTAGTATCTCAAACAATTTCCGGAACAAATGCAATTGTTTATAATGCGACACACCCAGTGGTACCGGGACAATTTATTATATTCAAAGCTCAAACGCCTGGCACATATGGGGGAATCAGTACAACTGGTGAATACTATATTGTAGGCACAATTATTGACGATACAAGTTTTACAATCACAGACCAATATGGTACAACAATTCAATTGACTGATTATAGTACAGGAACTATTGTTGGATATGCAGGAGGTCAGCCAGCTATTCGTGTGACAACTGGAATTGACCATAATTTAGCTGAAAACTCATTGATACGTATAGATGGTACTGTTGGTTCCGTACAATTGAATAATAATGTATTTTATGCTAAAATAGTTACAAGTAAAATTATTGATTTGTATCTACAAGCATATACTCCAACATTAAATGCCCCTAACTTCCCTGTAACTAATTGTTCAACATACATAGGTGATGGTTATGTTTGGTTAGATAGAGTGTTCACACTTTCAAACACAAACACAACAGCAACAAATTCTACTGGTAATAGAATAACAGTGGTAAGCACACAAGGATTAATACCTAATACTCCTGTATACTTTACTACTGTAAATTCAACTTTTGGTGACAATATTTTAGGTGGTATTCAAGCTGACGTAGAATACTATGTTTATGAAGTAAGTCCTATTACAACTGCAGGAAACTTTATTATTGGAAATCAATATACGATTGTAACATTAGGTACTACTAATTTCACCGCAGTTGGCGCAAGTTCTAACACAATTGGCGTTACATTCATTGCAACAGGTTATGGTAGTGGAACAGGAACTGCCACAGCAGACCAAGAATTTACAATTAGCACAAAGCAATATCCAAATCAAAGTGAGTTTGTATTAACAACTGATACAGGTAAAGTGTTTGTGTCACAATTTGTACAAATTAACGTAGATAGATTATGGGTAACAATAAACGGGTATCGTGTTCCTTCAAGTAAGTTAATACTAAACCCATATAACGATTTAAGCATATTAACTACAATTCAAACAGGTGATGAGGTTATTATTACAAGTATGATGCCAAGTGCTACACCAAACGAAGAAGTTTATTTGTTAAACGTGTCTGCTTCAAATCAAGGAAATGTTTTCAGAACTAATGGAAATAATAGAACTTGGTTAACACAACCATTGCAATACACGGATAGTATAATACATTTTAATGATGTTAAAAAAATTACAAACAGTATTGTACAAAATGCAACTTGCCCTGCGGCCGCAACTGACGGGGACTATTATATTGGTTTAAGTGCTAATAAAAATGACATCTGTTACATATATGTCTATAACAACACTACAGGAGTAGAGTTAAATCAAACTAGTTACAAAACTGTAATTGTTGATACAGCTCCTATATTGCAGATAAACAGCCAAGTGTCTATTGGTGACTCATTAACTATTACAGTGGGTATTGGTAGATTAGTGTTTATTAACGGAGAACAGATTGGATTTGAGTACTGTGATTTAAATACCAACACAGTCACTGGATTATCTAGGGGAACAAATGGTACTGGAGAACAAAATTACATACCAGTATACACTCCTGTGTATGGAATAAACACAACTAACATGATGACAGATGTTTTATATCATGAAACATGGAATCCTATCCCAGGATATTATGACACAGTTAACGGTGATCCGTTACAGATTGCATATACTCAGGGCGCAGATTTCCTAAGAGGCGGTATAAATTAATGATAAATAAATATATGAACGAAAACCTAAACAAAAAAGAAGAAAAACCCGTAGAAAAGCCCCAAAAAAAGCCAAATGAAATTGGCGGGTTCTATTTTTCTTCTGGGGTTAAAATAACTGATCCAAACACAAAAGAAGTTCTAGTACACATGCGAGGCGATTAATTAATGTCAGTAATACAATTATCATATAAAGTAGAAGGCTTTCTAAAAGTATACGATCCTAACAACGGAGAAGTATTTGTGGAAAAGAAAAATGCCATTAATTATGAAAATATGTCAGAATCAATTGCTAACACATTAAGTAATCGTGGTTATGGTCAGATTTATGAAATGGCTTTTGGAAACGGTGGTGCAAGTGTAAGTGAAACAGGCGTTATTACTTATTTGCCCCCTAACGTATCTGGACAAAATGCGGCATTGTACAATCAAACTTACGCAAAAATCGTAGATGATACTAGTGTTTTTAACTTGGATCCTACACGTAACAAGATGACAGTAACGCATACGACAGGTACAGTTTATACAGATATATTAGTTCAATGTTTACTAGATTACGGTGAGCCCGCAGGTCAAGCCGCATTTGATAATAGTACACAAACTGATAGTTCTTATGTTTTTGATGAATTGGGCTTGCTCTCAAATTACGGTACAGATAATAACGGTAACGTTATTACTACTTTATTAACTCATGTGATTTTTCACCCAGTACAAAAGAGTTTGAATAGACAAATTCAAATCGATTATACTGTAAGAATACAGAGTTTAACTAATTTAATAACAATTTAAGATAAATAACAGATAACGGAGTAATTAAAACATGGCATATTCGATTAATAAATTCAATGGGCAACCACTAACTACCATTGCAGACGGTACTATCAACACAAATAGTACATCACTATACGGGTTACCCGGTCGTAATTATGCTGGTTATGGTAACGTTTTAGATACAAACTTTGTTTGGCTAACTGAGAATTTTGCCAATGCAAGTCCTCCTCCTAACCCATTACAGGGCCAATTATGGTTTAATACAAATAATAACACACTAAATGTTTGCCCTACAGACTATATCACCAATGCAAATGCTTGGTTGACATTAGCACAATCAGGTAGTTCAGGAACAACAACTTTTGGCACACTACAAGTTACAGGAAATTTAACAGCAAACAATGCTACAATCACTAATGCATTGGCAGCTGACACAATTACAGTACGTTTAGCAACTGTAACAAGCAATGCAAGTATTGCAAACGCAAACGTTACAACAGGTAATATTGGATCATTATACACACAATTTATCAGTACTGGTTCACCATCTACAACAGGTAACATTGTTGGTGCTTGGACAGTTAATGGTTCAGCTTCACTAAATTCTCAGGGAGGAACCGCAGTATATATCACTGGTGGTAATTTATTGATAGGTAATGTAAATAGCCAAGGTGGCGGTAATATTGGTATTAGAACAGATAACTATTATTATGCAAATGGTACACCTGTCAGCTTTGCAGGTACCTATAATAATGGTAACGTGTATGATTATTTGACAGGTAGCAACTCAGTATCACGTTTTAGTGGTTCGATTAGCGTTGCAAGTGTCACTACAGCAAACATTACAACTGGTGGAAATACAATTGCTGGTGCGCTTACTGGTAATTTTACATTAACAACAGGTTCAAGGTTACAAGCAACATACGCTGACTTAGCAGAACGTTTTGAAGCTGACCAAGAATATGAAGTTGGTACAGTAGTTGAAATAGGCGGAGAAAAAGAAATCACCGCAGTTAAATTGGATTTAAGCGACAATGTATTTGGTGTAGTTTCAAATACAGCGGCATATTTAATGAATCAAGCCGCAGGTTCAGATAAAACCCACCCTCCTATAGCACTCGCCGGTAGAGTAGAAGTTAAAGCAATTGGTCAAGTTAAGAAGGCTGACAGATTAGTAAGTGCAGGCAATGGCATTGCACGTGCCGCAAAAGCAGGGGAAGCTACACCATTCAACTCAATAGGTCGTGCATTAGCAGACAAAACCACAGACGAAATTGGTTTGGTTCTAGCAATCGTATCAATTAAATAATAAAAGGATTAATAAAACATGTCATACGCACAATACGGAACAATTCAAGCTAGTGACTATAATGCACTAGTAGGTGGCGATCCTGTCACTACATCAGGTGCATTAAACACAGTATGGGCAACCGGCGGCTCAACCGCAGGTTATGGTCAAACTGCATTAGCAAACGTATCTGCAGGTAATTCAGTTTTTGCTAGTGATTGGGCTAACTTAGTTAATAAAACTTCTAATGCCGCTTCACATCAAGGCACAAGTATCACAGCAGTTACTGCTCCAGTTGTGGGCGGTGTTATTACTTATTTGTCAGCTATCCCTACAAACTTAACATCAATCTATTCACCTAGATTAAATGCAGCCAGTCAAGGAACCACTGTTGCTAACACAGCAACTTATGGTAGTACTTGGTCAACTGCATTGACATTTACTCACACAATTACTTTTGCAAACGGTGATGCCGCACGGTATTTCTTTAACTCAGGTGGACAATTAAAAATTACATGTAGTAATCCAAATAATACTTCGGGTATTAACTTACTAATGAACCAATTAGCAAGTAACGTTGGTACAATTGTAATAAGCGCACCTAGTTCAGGTACAGCAACAATTGCAAGTACATCGTATAGCGGTGTTCAAAAAGTTGGTGGAGGTGGTAATTCACCAACTGTATTAACAAATAACGGATATTATGCATTAACAACAAGCAATGCTAACGTGTTTACACAAACAGCGACAGGTAGCCCTTCAGGTTATGTAAACACATTTATTCGTGTTGTTGCTAAATCAAATGGTACGCAAGGTTCACACAGTGACACAGGTAGTGTTATTACTTTATACACAATTTGGGACGAGATTCCTGGTGGCTTAACTGTTGGTACAGGTTCTGCTACAACAGTAACAGCAGTTGTTCCAGAAACAACATACTTAAGTAATACTTGGGGTACAATTACTGTAACCGGTACTGTTTCGGGTTCATAATTTTTATAATGTCTTTGTGTTAATCTATAAATACTCATAGGAGAGTATATACATGGACACAAAGACATTAATTAACGAAGCCAAAGCACGTTTCAATCATAACTCAGCCAAAGCCTATTTAAAAGACAAATACGACAGCAAACTTATTGTTGCCGAACAAAATGGTCTTTGGCGTGCTGATTTAACAACCATCAATTTTTTGAATTCAAGCAAGTCAAAAGAAGTAATTCTTATTGACACTTTTAACAATCCTGTCAAAGTAGACAGAAAAACATTGTTAGCCAAATTACAAGATACTTATACAACAGTAATGAGTGATTGGCACGATGAATGGACAGAACTAGAGAATAACAGATGAGCCAAGGGGTACTATTATTCGCCTTTAATAGTCCAAAATACAATTATTACGAAATGGCAGTGGCTACTGCTAAACGTATTAATCACTTTTTGGGACTTCCAGTTACATTGGTAACGGATGAAGAGTCATTGCCACAAAATCAAACTTATATTTTTGATAATACCATTATAACCACAGCCGATAAAACCAATAGTCGTGAATGGGGTGTGTGGATGAATAAAGGTAGATTTCGTGCTTATGACTTAAGTCCATATGATGAAACAATACTATTGGACACAGATTACATGGTTAATTCAGATAAGTTGTTAAAACTTTTTGAATTGCCAACAGATTTTTGTTGCCATGATTCTACTAGTTTTTTAATGCATCCAAACTCTGACCAAGACATGATTAGCGTATATAGTTTTAAGACTATGTGGGCAACTGTTGTAATGTTCAAAAAGACAAATCGTGCTAAACAAATATTTGAATGTTTAGAAATGATTCAATCTAATTACGACCACTATGCAACATTGCACGGTTTTATTTCTATTACATTTAGAAATGATTATGCACTAACATTAGCCGCACGTATTACCAATGGTCATACTTCTCCTACCGAAGATATTATTCCATGGAATTTGGTACACGTTGGTAAAAACACAAGTGTATACAGAAACAATGATGATGAATTCAACACAGAATATACCGTTATGTTTGATAACTGGACTAAAGGAAAAATTCGTAAAGAATATTCAATGGTTAAAGATACAGACTTTCACATGATGAACAAAGATAATTTTATGGAGCTTATAGCATGAGTAAAGGGTTTGTAATCATGGCTCAGGATACCGAGCAAACAAAATATACAAAATGTGCTGAAGCATTAAGTAAAAGCATACTACGTGTAATGCCTAATGCAAATATTACAATTATAACCAGTGATATGTTACCATATGGAGATTTAGGTGGATATCAAAATGATTGGCAAGTATATGAGGCTAGCCCATATGATGAAACAATCAAATTAGAAAGTGACATGTATATACCACGCAGTATAGAGCACTGGTGGGATATTTTGGCATTACAAGATGTTGTTGTATCAACTACAATTAGAAATTACAAACAAGAAATTTCAGATGCAAGAACCTACCGTAGATTTATTGATGATAATAAATTACCAGATGTATACAATGCCATAACATACTTTAAAAAATCTGACACAGCAAAAGCATTTTTTGAAGTTGTTAAAGATGTATTTGAAAATTGGGAAACGTATAAAGCTACACTAAGATGTAAACCGCAAGAAGAAGTTAGTACAGATTGGGCATATGCTATTGCATGTCATATTGTAGGAGTTGAAAAAACAACATTACCTTCATTTAATGAAATGAGTATGGTACACATGAAACAGTTTGTAAACAACAACCCAACTGAAAATTGGACAGACACATTTGTGTACGAATGTTTACCAAACCAAATTAGAGTGCAAACAGTATCACAACAATATCCATTTCACTATCATATTAAGAATTTTTCTGATAAAATACTGGAAAGCATAAAATGACAGTCAGATACGTAAAAGACAAAAACGCAGATTTTCTTATTGTTTGGGAACCACCTGTTATGGTGCCTCCCGAATTTAGATTATATTATGACGATAAAGGTAATGTTATTTCATATGTAGGAGATAAATCCTGCCATATTGAAGGTGGTAACTATATTGTTATCGATAAACAAACATTTGCCGAAGCCCGTCATGATATAAAAGTTATTGATGGTAGAATTTCAACAGCGAAAGCAGATGCTGTTGTTTATAAATTAATGCCAAGCAATGACGGAATCAGTTGTTATAGCGAGGATGTAAGTATCGTAGTTGACGAATCATTTAATGATAAAATGAAATGGAAACTTACTATATATGAACTCGGATGATATTATTGATGTAGCAGACTTAGATTGCATTTATCTTAGTTATGATGAACCACAGAAAGAAGAATTCTGGTTAAAGATTAAAAACATGGTACCTTGGGCCAAACGTGTTGACGGTGTCAAAGGTAGTGATGCCGCACATAAAGCCGCAGGTGAAGCCAGTGAAACAGAACGTTTTATTCTTATTGATGGCGATAATATGCCACAAGAAAATTTCTTCAACATTCAACTAGATTTTACTGATAAAGAGGAAACATTTAAAAAAGCACAGTTTCGTTGGAAAGCTATCAATGCTATCAATGGGTTACGTTATGGTAACGGTGGTATGAGTAGTTGGACAAAAACATACGTGCGTGAAATGCAAACACATGAAAATCAAACAGAAGGTGATATAACACGTATTGCTGATTTTTGTTTAGATAGTAAAGATAATCTATACTGGGCTATGCATGATTGTTATTCAACTACATATCCAAATCAAACTCCCTTCCAAGCATGGCGTGCTGGATTCCGTGAAGGTGTTAAGATGTGTTTAGACAAAGGTGCGGTACCCTCAGTAGATGTATTCAAAGAAACTGTAGCCATGCGTAATATGAATAATCTAACAATTTGGCATAACATTGGATTAGATGCCGAAAACGGAGAATGGGCAATCATGGGCGCACGTATGGGAACGTACATGACAATGCTGACTGACTGGAATCATATTGAAGTTCAATGGTTTGATAACTATCTTGCAATGTGGGAAAATGTTAAAAATGAAGATCCATTACAGTTAATTAAAAAGTACGGAGATGATTTAAGTGCTAAGTTAGGTTTACCTATGTGTATGCATACCGCAGAACAAAGTAAGTTTTTCAAACGCCACTATAAAGCAGATGCACGTAATTTAGGACCATTGGTAACAGAAATGGAAGTCATTCGCAGAATCGAAGGTTGGTGATATGGATTCTAAAAATGTGCTAAACTCTCAACTATTTGATTTAAACAAAAAAGGCACAATAATTATTGGAACTATGCGTTCTGGTTCTAATTTTCTACGTGCATTAGTAGGTTCTAGACTAGCAGAGAGTAATATTCCTTATAATGATAATGGTGAGTATTTTACAGATAGATTTGATGTGGAAGGCACCGACGATGAATATTCATATTTCAACATGGTTGAAAAACTACAAAAAGTAACAGCTAATAACGATAGTTATAGTGTTGGCACAATTGTCTATACAGAATTAGATATGATTTCATGCAATCCTAGTAGTTTTAAATGGTATAATGATAACTATCATTTAATTAAATTGTATAGAAGAAACTATATAAATCATTTTATGTCACATTGTATTTTTTTGCATACCAATCGACAATACAAATATGATACTTTTTCGCAACTTGGTATGCCTTTACCAGTTAAGTATGATATACGTGAAATTAATAATTTTATAAAGAAAATTCTAGAACTTAATAGATTTCCTTGCGACAATACACTGGTGTATGAAGACATAGAACCTGTGCCAATCGGTGAAGTGGTAAAAAATATATACAATATAACTCCTAAAGAATTTTTTGCTGATTATGATAAGTTAGTAGAAATGTTTAATTTATTGGAATACAATGTCGGGTGAGTACGACCAATATGCTAGAGACATGCGTGACCGCTTGAATGCGGTCAGTCCATCACTATGTCTCGCAAAATGGCAACAAGTTTCAATACACTTGCCAAGTGGATTAACACAAAGCTGTTACCATCCTCCTACGCATAAGATTCCACTAGAGTTATTAAAAGATAATCCTAGTGTATTACACAATACACCTATCAAAATACATGAACGCAAACAAATGCTCAACGGTGAAAGACCTGAGGGTTGTAGTTACTGTTGGAAAGTAGAAGATGCACAAAGTGATGACCCCAAAGGTCACATGAGTGATAGACATTATCGCAGTAGTGAGTGGTGGAACGCACCAACATTTGACGAAGTAACAACAAATAGTTTTGACTATAATGTTACCCCTCGCTATGTAGAGGTTAATTTTAATCAAGCATGTAATTTCAAGTGCATGTATTGCAGTCCTCACCTAAGCACAAGTTGGGAAGAAGAAGTTAAAAAACATGGTGGGTATAAATTATCTGACATGACACACAACAACTTAGAGCATTTGGAGAAAAAGGGACTAATGCCACTTAAGGTTGCGGCTAAAGATAATCCATATGTTGAAGCATTTTGGCAATGGTTTCCTGAGATTTATCGTAAGTTACGTGTTTTTAGAATGACCGGCGGTGAACCACTCATGGACAAAAACACATTTAAAGTATTAGACTATGTAAATGAAAACCCACATGGTCAACTTGAATTAAGTATAACAAGTAACATGTGTCCTCCAGATCAAAAACTATTTGATAAGTTTTTAGAAAAAGTAAAGGCACTAGAAGAATTACGTACATATGAAGACAAGGAAAACTTTAATGAGTTCAGCGGTAATCATTGGTATGTAGACAAAGGCTTCAAGCACTTTTGGTTGTTTGTATCATTAGATGGATTTGGGGAACAAGCAGAATATATGCGTACTGGATTAGAGTTTGACAGATTGTTGAACAATGTTCGTACCTTTTTACGTGAAACAAAATACAGCACAGTTAGTTTTATCAATACATTCAACATGTTAAGCATTCCCAGCTTACATAAATTTTTAGAAATGATTTTAACACTACGTGAAGAATTTGGTGGACGTGCCCAAACTGAGTTTACAATCGCACCCGAACAAACTGAAACTGAAAAAGAAAATAATATTGTACACAAAGTTTATAAGCAAAAGAAATATCAACGTGTATTCTTTGACATACCCATTCTACGTTATCCACCATGGTTCAGCATACAAAATGCAGGAGAATATGGTATCAAAGAAGTAGAACGTTGTTTGAAATATATGGAAGACAACGTACAAGGTGAAGACTATTCGGAAACATTCGAAGGATTTAAACCCTATGAGATATTGAAAATCAAGCGAGACCTTGCTATAATGCAAGAATCTTTGCCAGCGGACCAAGTGTCACTAAATAAAACTAACTTCTACATGTTTATTAGTGAGTACGATAGACGTAGGCAAACAAATTTTATGGAAATATTTCCAGAACTAAAATGGTACTGGAGAGAATGTATTAAAGCGTATACCAAACATTAAGGAAAACACATGGCAGGTAAAAAACACACAGAAAGTTTTGCAGAGTATAAAGCACGATTGATTGATCCAATTAGTGAGAGTTATTGTGCGGCAAAATGGCTAAACGCAACTATTTGGTTGGGTAATGGTCAAACAACAAGCTGTCACCACCCATTAGGTCATCAAATTGATGCCAATGAATTGATTGAAAACCCTTCAGCAATTCATAATACTCCACATAAAAAACTTATGCGTAAAATGATGCAGGAAGGCACACGTCCACAAGAGTGTGAGTACTGCTGGAAGATTGAAGATATTGGTCGTAACAACATCAGTGACCGCGTATACAAGACTGCTGTATTTGAAGAAGAACATATTTTAAAAACTGCCAAAGCAGATTGGCAAGAAAACACAATGTTGCGTACATTAGAAATTAGTTTTGATAGAACATGCAACTTTGGTTGCAGTTATTGTAACCCTAGTTTTAGCACAACATGGGTAAAAGACATTCACAAGTATGGCCCATATCGTAACATCGATGGTGATGCCCGTAGTCACTTTGTTAATGCGGCAGACCACGCAAAGCCATTGCCTGATGAAGTTAACCCATATATTCAAGCCTTTTGGCGTTGGTGGGAACAAGAAGATGGTCTTGCAGATAACTTAGAAGAAATTCGCATTACAGGTGGGGAGCCATTAATGGCTCCGGGCGTATGGAAACTATTCGAATGGTTCAAAGCAAATCAAGAACGTGTTAAAAATCGTAAAGATGGAAAAGTTATGCGTTATGCGATTAACAGTAACTTAGTTCCTAAAGATGATATCATGGATAGATTGATTGAGTTAAGTCACTTTGTCCCGCACTTAGAAGTATACACTAGCGCAGAAAGTTTAGGCGCACATAGCGAATATATTCGTGATGGTTTCATTTGGGATAAATGGATTCATAATTTAACACGTTTACATACTGAAGGTAATATCAAAAAGACACACATTATGATGACAATCAATAGTTTGTGTTTAGCAAGTATTACTGAGTTCATGGATGAAATACTAGCATTTAAGCGTAAGCATGACACTCACTATCCAACAATGAGTTTGAACATCTTACGTTTCCCTAGCTTTCAAAGTTGCTCATTATTGCCAATGGATGTTCGTCAAAAGTACAGCGAAAAACTACAAGTATGGTTAGATGAACAAATTGCAAAAGATGAAAGAACAACAGGCGGTAGCCCAATTCTTATGCATATTGAGCGTGAGCAAACACAACGACTGATTGACTATCTTGACGTTATTAAAACTCCGCACAAAAATGTTAAAGACCCTGAGCAAAACAAACGTGACTTTAAACAATTCTACCATCAATATGATATTCGTAGAGGTAAAGACTTCCGTAATACATTCCCGCAAGAGTTTGTAGACTTTTACGATAGTATTGACACAGACTTACCAACTGAAACAGAAATCACAACAGGTCAATATAGTGATGGTACAGGGTATATTCCAATTCATCCTGCTGAAGATCCTAGTAAAGATGTGTTTGTTAACCCAGATTTACAATGACCGATAACAGATATATATGTCCATTGGCTTTTGGTGCTGTTCATTATGACATGGACAACAAAATGGGACCCTGTTCGTTAAACAACATGGTCAATGTCAAAACAATTGATGAATATCTGAAAGACGAAAAACTACAACAATTAAAATCAGACATGAAAAATGGTATTAGAAATCCATTATGTAATTCATGTTATAATTTAGAGGAGATAGACCAAAATATTGGTAGCAA